TTCTGATGAACCTTGAACCGAATAGCCAAAAATTAACAGTGTATCGTTTAGAAATGCGGTTCAAGATGATTTTTCATCTTGAACCCATCTTGAACCGCAAATGCAAAATCAAGTTAAAATTTATCATGTGTACGCTGAAAAACAGCGGTTCAAGATGAATAAGGGGGAATATAAACAAGTGAAAGCAAAGGACTATTTGCAGCAGCTTTCCCGGCTGAATGTGATTATTCGGCAGAAAATGAAAGAACAGGCCGATTTGAGGAACAGTTATTCCTGTATCGGCAGCACAGACACATCAAAGGAACGTGTTTCAGGCGGTGCAGCGGCAGGAAACGCAGGATATACGCACACGGTTGACCGTCTTGTTGATCTTGAAAAAGAAATCAATCGGGAGATTGACGAGTATGCAGACCTGAAGCATAAAATCATCAATCAAATTCAGGGTTTGCAAGATGCTCAGTATATTGATCTGCTGCATCAGAGATACGTTGAAGAACTTGCCTTTGAGGAAATCGCAGTCAATATGACCTGTTCCATTCGGAATGTGTACAATCTGCACGGTCAGGCATTACAGGCTTTTCAGCAAAAATATCTGACTGAAATGTGAATTTGTGCAGTCTTTTTCATTGTTTTGCAGTATAAGAACGCAGTATAATATATACTAGAAACACGGTGTTGAGATATACGCCGTGTTTTTGTTTTCCCGCTGAAAGTTTTCATGCCGGTTCAGCTAGGCAGGCCGTGCAGCTCCTTCTTTCAGCGGGATTTTTATTTGATTTGAAAGGCTGGTGAATACCGTGACCGATAAACAGAAACGCTTTTGTGATGAATACCTGATTGACTGCAATGCTACACAGGCAGCGATTCGGGCAGGGTATTCCCCAAAAACCGCATACAGTATCGGTGAAGAAAACCTGAAGAAACCTGAATTGAAAACGTACATTGATGAACGCCTTGAACAGCTGCACAGTGAAAAGACCGCAGATGCACAGGAAGTTCTGGAATATCTTACTTCCGTGATGCGGGGTGAACACAAGGAACAGACCCTTGCGCTGTGTGGTGACGGTATGCAGGAAATTCAAGATATTGACGTTTCTGCAAAAGACCGTATCAAGGCCGCTGAGCTGATCGGCAAGCGATACGGGATGTTCAAAGATGCCGTTGATCTGGGCGGTGCGGTGCCTGTTGTGATTTCCGGTGGTGATGATCTTGCGGACTAAACCCAAGGTCAACAAACTTTATCTGCCGGATATTGTGGGCCGTGGTTATGGCACGTTTTGGAACTTCAAAGGCCGTTACCGAGTGTGTAAGGGTTCCCGTGCTTCCAAAAAGTCCAAAACAACGGCCCTTTGGTACATCGTGAACATGATGCGATACCCGGATTCCAATTTGCTGGTTATCCGCAAAGTGTATCGCACCCTTCACGATTCCTGTTTTACAGATTTGAAGTGGGCAATCAACCGCCTGAACGTGCAAGCGTATTGGGATGTGAAGGAAAGCCCCCTTGAATTGACATACCGGCCCACCGGTCAGAAAATCCTGTTTCGTGGTTTGGATGACCCCCTGAAGGTCACATCCATTGCAGCAGAACACGGGTATCTGTGCTGGGCATGGATTGAAGAAGCGTATGAAATCAGTTCTGAATCTGATTTCAGTATGATTGATGAATCAATCCGTGGCGCAATCCCAGAGGAAACCGGCCTGTTCAAGCAAATTACCATCACCTTCAACCCGTGGAATGAACATCATTGGTTGAAAAAACGCTTTTTTGATGAACCAGACCCGGACACACTGGCGATGACCACCAATTATACCTGTAATGAATGGCTGGATGCTGCTGACCGGGCTGTTTTTGAAAAGATGAAGACCCAGAACCCCCGCCGGTACAAGGTGGCCGGTCTGGGTGATTGGGGCATTGTTGACGGTCTGGTTTTTGAAAACTGGGAAGAAAAGTTGTTTGACATTGATGAAGTGCGGCAGCTTTCCACCGTCAGAAGTGCATTTGGCATGGACTTTGGTTATACCAATGACCCTTCCACGCTGTTCTGTGGCCTGATTGACCAAACCAATAAGATTCTTTGGGTGTTCGATGAAATGTATGAACGAGGTATGAGCAATGAGCGCATAGCCGAAAAGGTAATTGCGATGGGATATGCAAAAGAGCGTATTAAGGCCGATTGTGCAGAACCAAAGAGCATTGACCGCTTGCGGATTCTGGGTCTGGCCCACATCCAGCGCAGCCGAAAGGGTAAAGATTCCATCCGCAACGGCATTGACAACTTGCAGGATTATCACATCATCGTGCATCCTCGGTGCGTCAATTTCATTACAGAGATTTCAAACTATACCTATGCCAAAGACCCCAAAACAGGCGAAAAGCTGAACAAGCCCATTGATGACTTCAATCATCTGATGGACGCTATGCGATACGCCACAGAGGACACCGGCAAGGGTGAAACATACAGCTTCAAGTGAGGTGAAGAACATGAGCAGTCTCAACATTTTGGGCACGGAATACAGTTTTCGAGTGGATGAACAGGTAATGAATGATGCTGGTGCAGACGGTATGTGCCGTTTCCACAGCAAAGAAATCATCCTTCGTCCTGAAGAAAACATTCTGGAAGATGGCACCGATGAAGAAAACCGCACCTATTACAGCAAAGTCATTCGGCATGAAGTGGTTCACGCTGCATTACATGAAAGCGGCCTGACCCATTACGCCAATGATGAACTGCTGGTGGAATGGCTTGCTGTTCAGTTCCCCAAGCTGGCCGAAATTTTCAAAAAGGCCGGTTGCTCCACCTAAGATTGAAAATAGCTTGAAGAAGATTGAAAGGGGTGAAATTGAAAATGTGGGATGTTTTAACCAACATTACGGCCCGCCTGTCTAACCTGATTATCAGCGGTGCAGTTCAGATGACGGATAAACAGTTCCTTGAAAAAGAAATCGCACGTTGGAAACGCAGCCCCGAACGCATGATGCAGATTAAGAGTTTTCTGTACTATAATGATGACCACGATATTCTGCACCGCAAGCGTCAGATGATCGGTGAGGATGGCAAGCTGGAAGACGTTGAAAATCTTCCCAATAACCACATCATTGATAACCAGTATGGCAAACTGGTCAATCAAAAAGCAAATTACCTTCTGGGTCAACCGTTCACCGTGGACAGCGAGAATGACCAGTATGCCGAACTGCTGAAAGACCTGTTCAACAAACGCTTTATGAAGCTGCTGAAAAATGCAGGAAAGGCGATGTTGAACGGTGGCATTGCGTGGCTGCATCCGTATTACCGAGATGATGGGCAGCTTGCTTTTCATCTGTTCCCGGCTTATGAGATTTTGCCGTTTTGGTCGGATTCCGAACACACTGAACTGGAATTTGCAATTAGGCTTTACACTGTGCAGGGTTACAATGGTACGGAACCAGTGCTGATTGAAAAGGTTGAAGTTTATGATCTGGAAGGTCTGCATCGGTACACCCTTGACGGTGGTATCCTGACCCCGGACGTGGATGAAAACGGCCAGAACACAGAATCGTATATCACCTATACAGACAGTGACGGTCATGCTGAAGGGTTGAACTGGACGAAAGTTCCCCTGATTCCGTTGAAGTACAACGAACAGGAAACCCCGCTGCTGAAGAAGGTGAAGAGCCTTCAGGATGGTATCAATGTGATGCTTTCCGACTTTGAAAACGGGATGCAGGAAGACAACCGGAACACTATTCTGATTCTGAAGAATTACGATGGTGAAAATCTGGGCGAGTTTCGCAAGAATCTTTCCACGTTTGGCGTGGTGAAGGTTCGTTCCGATGATGGCGCAGATGGTGGGGTTGAAACCCTTGAAATCACAGTCAATTCTGAAAACTACAAGACCATTCTTGACCTGTTCAAGAAAGCCTTGATTGAAAACGGGATGGGCTATGATGCAAAGGATGACCGTTTGGGCGGCAATCCAAACCAGATGAACATTCAGTCTATGTACAGTGACATTGATCTTGATGCCAATGACATGGAAACTGAATTGCAAGCCGCCTTCGAGGATATTTTGTGGTTTGTGGATGCGCACCTGTACAATACCGGCAAGGGCGATTTTTCACAGGAAACCGTAAATATCACATTCAACCGTGATATTCTTATCAATGAATCTGAAGCAATCCAGAATTGCAAGGATTCGGTGGGCATTCTGTCCGATGAAACCATTGTGACACAACACCCGTGGGTGGATGACCCCGCCGCTGAACTGGAACGCTTGAAAAAGCAGAAGGAAGAACAGCAGCAGGAATTTGAAGCCCAGAATTATAACCCGTTCAAGGAAAACAACCCGCCGGGTGAAGATGATGGGGGTGAAGATGATGGATAACGTCAATCATCCTTCCCATTACTGCAAGCCGGGCCGCAAAGAATGTATTGATGAAATGCTTGATTTGTTCGGCGTGGAAGCTGTGCGGGATTTTTGCCTGTTGAACCGCTACAAATACCAGTACCGTTATGATCTGAAAAACGGTGCCGAGGATTTGCAGAAAGCGGACAACTACGAAAAGATTTACCTTGATCTGGGCGGTAATTCTGAAAAGCTGGCCTTGAAGGTGGGGTGATCGGATGCGCAACCGTGATTACTGGCAGATGCGTTTTCGGCAGCTGGAAGATGCACGGCACAAAACCGATTTATCAACCATCCTGAAGCTGGAAACCCAATACCAGCAAGCCCAACAAGAGATTGAAGGGCAGATTTCCACATGGTATCAGCGTTTTGCTGATAACAACGGAATCACGATGGCTGAAGCCCGCCAATGGATGCAGGGAAAAGACTTGCAGGAATTTAAGTGGACGGTTCAGCAGTACATTGATTATGGTCGTGAAAATGCCCTGAATGGTCAATGGATGAAGGAACTGGAAAACGCTTCTGCAAAATTCCATATCAGCAAGCTGGAAGCCTTGCAAATCCAGACCCAGCAAAGCCTTGAAAAGCTGTTTGGAAATCAGGCTGACATGATTGATCGTGCGATGGGAGAAGCCTATACAGGGGCTTACTACCGCACCGCATACGAACTTCAAAAGGGGTTCAATGTTGGTTTCAACGTGTCTGGTATTGACCAAAAACAGCTTGATAAGGTGCTGGTGAAACCGTGGGCGGCTGATGGGTTCAACTTTTCAGAACGTATCTGGAACAACAAGAACAAGCTGATTTCTGAACTTCACGGCGAACTTTCCCGGAACATCCTGACCGGGCAAGACCCCCAGAAGGCAATCAATAGCCTTGCAAAGAAGATGGGTGCATCCAAAAGCAACGCAGCACGGTTGATTCAGACCGAACAGGCGTATTTTTCCAGTGCTGCACAGGCTGAATGCTTTTCTGATCTGGGCGTGGAAGAATATGAAATCGTGGCAACGCTGGACAGCCGGACTTCAGACATCTGCCGGAATTTGGATGGACAGCACTTCCCCATGAAGGACTATGAAGCCGGTGTTACTGCACCGCCTTTTCACGTCAACTGCCGTTCTACCACCGTTCCATACTTCCCTGACAATTTCGGCCAGATTGGTGAACGTGCTGCACGGGATGCAGACGGAAAAACCTATTATGTGCCGGATGATCTGAAGTATTCCGACTGGAAAGCGGCTTTTGTGGATGGCAATACTGAAGGTTTTGAAGAGGTTCAAGAAAATCACTTCCATCACGAACAAAAACCTGATACAATCAAAGTGGGGAAGTTTGCCCTTGATGATTGCAAGACGACGCAAGAGGTTGAAGGCTTGCTGAAAAACCAAGGATGGTTTTATTCTGAAGTCATTGATGGTACCCGGTACGATAGCAATAGTGCAACTTCTTTGGTAGGTTGTGACGTTGAATCTGCAAAAGAGGTATATAAGGCGTATGATCGTCTATATACTAAATACCCGCAGTTAAAACAAAAATTGAACGGTGTAAACTGTTCTCCATTGCCAAAGCACACTTATGCGCAGTGCCACGTTGGTTTGGGTCACGGCGGTATTGCTATTAACGAAAGGCATTATTCAAACCATGAAAAACTCATAGAATCCTATGAACGTGATTTGAAAGCTGGTTTTCATCCGGCAAATACCACATACAGCGCAATTCTGACACATGAAATCGGACACGCTATTGATGATTACCTAACCAACACGCTTCATGCTGCTGGTATGAGTGGATGGAAACCGAAATGGGTTTCCGCTGCATTGCGCCCAAAGGTTATGCGGGCTTGCGGATTAAAAATTTCCGATATTGAAAAAAGCGTTAGTGGATATGCAACGCAGAATCATTTTGAATGGTTTGCTGAATGCTTTGCTGAGTATATGGAAAGTCCAAATCCCAGACCCGTTGCGCAAAAATTCGGTGAAATGCTTGAAGAACTTTTGAAGGGGGTTCCTGATAATGCCGATGCCTGATTTTTTCACAAGTCCATATTTTGTGCCTGAGCCTGACAACTGGCACTTGAAGGACGGTGCGCCGGAAGAGGTACGCAAAGAATTTGAAGAATACATGAATCATCCTGATTGTGTAATGCCCACACAGGATGATGAAGATTCTTAAATACGGCCAGAAGGCCCCCGAACAATCGGGGGCCTTTATTTTACGCCTTTTTAGTATTGTAGGCGGTAAAGAACAAGCACTTTTCACGGGTGGAGATACCACCTAAAAAATCAAAAGAGAGGTAAGAAAAAATGAAACTGAAGGAACAGCTGGTACAGTATGGCCTGACTGAAGAGAAGGCACAGGAGTTCATCGACAAGAACATTGACGGTGTTTTCATCCCCAAGGCCCGCTTCGATGAGGTCAACGAGGAAAACAAGGGCCTGAAATCCCAGATTGCAGACCGTGACACGCAGCTTGAACAGCTGAAGAAATCTTCCGGTGACAACGCTGATCTGAAAGCCCAGATTGAGAAGTTGCAGGGGGAGAACAAGACCCAGAAAGAAGACTATGAAGCGCAGATTGCGCAGATTCACCTTGACAATGCCGTTGATTCTGCCCTGACCGCCGCAGGAGCAAAGAACAACAAGGCTGTGAAGGCAATGCTGGACATGACCGGCGTGAAGCTGGATAAGGAAGGCAACCTGACGGGCCTGAAAGAACAGCTGGATGGCGTGAAGAAGTCTGATTCCTATATGTTCAATGCAGCTGGTTCTGCTGGTTTCAAGGGCGCAAAGCCCGGTGCCGGTGGCGATGGCAACCCCGGCGGCGTGGACACGTCCAAAATGACGTATTCGGAAATGGCCGCATATCTGGCCGAAAATCCGGGTGCGGAAATCTAAACCGATTCTTGAAAAGTGAAATCACAGCCCAAGAATCAATGAAATTTGCGAAAGGAAATGAAACACCATGGCAAAATTTGATTCCAAGAGTTTCAATGCAGCGGCGTTTGGTAAGTACGTTGACCGTATTCCCAACGTCACCAAGACCGAACTGGCAAAGTCCGGTGCGGTTGGCAGCAACGAGAATGCACGTTCTGCCCTGTCTAACCAGACCGGTTCCCTGTATGCCCGCATTCCGTTCTTTGGCCGGATTGATGGCAGCACCAGCCAGAACAACACCGGTGCAGCTGACATCACTGCATCCAGTACCACCACCTATGAACAGGGTTTCGTGACCGCTTCCCGCATGGATGCGTGGACTGAACGCAACTTCAGCAAGAACATCACCGCTGGTGTGGACTTCATGGACAACGTGGCCGGTCAGATTGCCGACTACAAGATGAACGTGAAGCAGACCATGCTGCTGGCGATTCTGAAGGGTATTTTCAGCATGACCACCACCGGCAGCACTGTGCCCGCAAAGGCAGCGGCAGAGTTCATCAAGGCCCACACTCTTGATATTTCCGCAAAAACCGGTGATGATGGTGTAGTTGGTGCATCCACCCTGAACACCACCATGCAGCAGGCTTGCGGCGATAACAAGAGCGTGTTCACGCTGGTTATCATGCACAGTGCTGTTGCAACCCATCTGGAAAACCTGAAGCTGCTGAAGTATATGACCTATACTGACGCTGACGGCATCCAGCGTGATCTGTCCCTTGCAACGTGGAATGGTCGCACTGTGCTGATTGATGACGGTATGCCTACCGAGGATGTGAAGGAAAGCAGTTCCGGCGCAGGTGATGGCTACACCAAGTACACCACCTATGTTCTGGGCAACGGTTCCATTGTGCTGGATGACATCGGTGACGCTGTGCCCTACGAGATGAGCCGTGACCCCAAAACCAACGGCGGTCAGGATACGCTGTATGTGCGTGATCGCTACATTTGCGGCGTGGATGGCATTTCTTTTGAAAAGCCCGCTTCCATTACTGCATCTGCATCCAACAATGATCTGTCCACCGGCGCAAACTGGAACATCGTGAACGATGGCACCAAGGCCATTCCCCACAAGTCCATTGCGATTGCCCGTATCATTTCCCGTGGCTGATTGGGGGTGAATCCCTATGCAGACCGTTGAAATCACTGAAATTTTGACGGATGTGAAAACCCGCCTGACTGCGTATGGAATCACTTTGAAAGACACCGATGACGTGCTTTTGAAGTATTCCGGGCAGATGGTGCGGGAAACCATCACGAATAATTGTAACCAGCCTGAAATCCCCGCCGGGTTACGCTGCATTGCTGCTGACATGATTATTGGTGATTTCCTTCAGACCTTGAAGGTTTTTGCCCCTGATCGTCTTGAATCGTTTGATTTGGGTGAAGTCGTGAAGCAGATTCAGACCGGTGACACAAACACGGTTTTTGCTGTGGGTGAAGGGAGCAACACCGATGAGCAGCGGCTTGATGCTGTTGTGAATTGGATGCTGAATCACGGGAAAGGGCAGTTTGCAAAGTATAGGCGGGTGTGCTGGTGGTGAACACGATGCAGAAAGCCTATACAGCGGCTAGGAAGGCCATAGAAAGCACTTTCCGTGGTACCATGTCAGTTTATGAGTACGGCACGAAACGTGACGAGAAAACGAAATTACAGCGGTCTGGTGAAACGTGTGTTTTAACCGATGTTCCGTGCAAGGTTTCGTTTGAATCAAGTACCAGTGCCGCACAAACTGATACAGCCGCAAAGCTATCCCAAAGTATCAAGGTATTTGTTTCCCCAAATGTGGAAATCAAGCCGGGTTCTAAACTGCTGGTTCAGCAAGATGGCACCGAAACGGCCTATAAATGCGCTGGACAACCGGCGATTTATCCCACACACAGGGAATATAACCTTGAACTGTTCAAGGGGTGGGCATGATGGCAAAGATGGGCAAGTTTTCTTCAACGGATTTGAAAAAACTTCAAAGGGAATTGAACGGAATCAAACCGGACAAAATCACGTTATTTTGTGAGGATTGCGCCAAAGAATTGGCCGCAAGACTGCTGGCAAAGGTTATCAAAAGAACCCCTGTTGGTGATTACAGCCGTGAAAAAACTGTGGTTGCTAAACGTGACAGCAAAAATCACAAGAAGGGTGATCGCTACACCGTCCGTGTCAATCCATCCGGGAAAAAAGGTGGTACACTTCGCAGGGGGTGGACTGCTGAAACCTTTGAAGATGCTGCATCCGGTTCCGGTGCTGGTACACCGGCGCAGGAATACGCAAAATCCCTTCAAATCCAGCATGAAGGAAACATTTTCCGTGTGGAAATCGTCAACCCGGTAGAATATTCCAGTTATGTGGAATTTGGGCACCGCACAAGAGGTGGCAAAGGCTGGGTTGAAGGAAAATTCATGTTAACACTATCCGAACAGGAACTTCAGGAAATCGCACCGGCGGTTCTTGAAGCGAGGATAGCCAAACTTCTGAAGGGGGCAGTACAATGATTGATGAAATTATTGCGGGTATTTCCCTTGCCCTGAATGCAGAGTTTGGGGACGATGTGAAAATCTACCCAGAACAGCAAAAACAAGGGTTTGAAGGCCCTTGTTTTTTCATACTTTCCATCCAGCCTTCCGATGATTTGTTTCTGGGCAAACGTCATTTCAGGCGGCATCCGTTCGCTGTGCATTACTTTCCGGCATCCGATTTGGAACCGAAACAAGAATGCTATGGTGTAGCGGAACGCCTGTATGACTGCCTTGAACATATCACCGTGCAGGGTTCCCCCAGCCGTGGAACCCAAATGAAATTCACTGTGGAAGATGGGGTTCTGATCTTTCTAGTGAATTATGATATGTTCGTTTACAAGGTGGAAGAAACCACTGCAATGAGCGAACTATCCAACAATATTACTGCAAAGGGGTAAATACAATGGCAACGAAAAAGACCACCGTTGCAGCCGGTGAAGCGGTTTTCAGCAAAGAACAGCTTCGCAAGGCCGCACGTTTCCGGGATAAGCGGGATGTGCTGGAAGTGGCACTTTCCAAATACCCCGACACTGCACAGGTTTCTATTTCCCAGATTGAAACCGACATCAACGACTTTCTGAAAGGTAAGGTGAACTGATATGGCATTGGGTGGCGGCACTTTTGTAACCCAGAACAAGAAACTTCCCGGCAGCTATATCAATTTCGTTTCGGCAGCTAAGGCATCTGCTACGCTGTCTGAACGTGGCTATGCAACCATGCCCCTTGAACTGGATTGGGGCGTGGAAAATGCTGTCTTTGAAGTCACCAATGGCGATTTTCAGAAGAACAGCATGAAGATTTTCGGTTATGCCTATACGGATGACCACCTGAAGGGCCTTCGTGACCTGTTCCTGAATGCAAAGACCCTGTATGCCTACCGTCTGAACGGTGGCGGCGTAAAGGCCGCAAACGACTTCGCAACGGCACGTTATGGCGGTACCCGTGGCAATGACCTGAAGATTCGCATTCAGGCCAATGCCGATGATACCAGCGCATTTGACGTTGTAACCCTTCTGGGCACCACCATTGTGGATGAACAGACCGTCAAGAAGGCAACTGATCTGAAGGCAAACGATTATGTTACCTTCAAGACCGGCGCAACCCTGAAGGCAACGGCAGCAACCCCGCTGACCGGCGGCACGAATGCTGCTGTTGATGGCAGCGCACACCAGAAGTATCTGGATAAGATTGAATCCTACACTTACAACACCATGGGTGTTGTGACTACCGAGGAAACCATCAAAACCCTGTATACTTCTTTCTGCAAGCGTCTTCGTGATGAAATGGGCGTGAAGTTCCAGCTGTGCATCTATCGCAAGGCTGCTGACTTCATGGGTACCATCAACGTGAAGAACAAAGTTCTGGACGATGGTGCAAATGAAGCAAGCCTGATCTACTGGGCAACCGGCGTTTCTGCTGGTTGTGCGGTCAACAAGAGCAACCAGAACAAGAAGTACAATGGTGAGTTCACCATTGACACCGATTTCACCCAGTCGCAGCTGGAAAGTTGTCTGGACGCTGGTGAATGGGTGCTTCATCAGGTTGGTTCTGACGTGCGTGTGCTGGAAGACATCAACAGCATGGTGACGGTTTCCGACACTTGCGGCGATGTGTTCAAGGACAATCAGACCGTGCGTGTCTGTGACCAGATTGCCAATGACATTGCGGTGATCTTCAACACCCGTTACATGGGCACTGTTCCGAATGACAATGCGGGCCGTCTGTCCCTGTGGGCAGATATTGTCAAGCACCACCAGCAGCTGAATGACATTCGGGCACTGGAAAACTTCAGTGATACCGATGTTACGGTTGCACAGGGTGACAGCAAGAAATCCGTGGTTGTCACCGATGCTGTGACGGTTGTGAACGCTATGGACAAGCTGTATATGACTGTCACCGTTGCGTAAAGAAGGGAGTGAAACAACATGGTCAACAATGTTACTATGAAGGGCCGTGACACCATTGCGGCGAAACTGGCAGAGTGCTATCTGACCATCAACACCCGGCGTTACAACTTCATGCAGATGATTGATCTGGAAGCAAAGGTGGATAAGGACAAAACCACTGTTCCCTGTTTAGGTCGTGTAATGAAGGGCCATAAGTCGTGCGGTATGGAAGGCACCTTCAGCGGTACCGCACACTATAATCAGTCTGAACTTCGTCAGGCACTTCTGGATTACAAAAATACCGGCGAGGACGTGTATTTTGAAATGCAGATTACCAACGATGACCCGGACAGTGCAGCGGGCCGACAGACCATCGTGTTCTATGATTGCAACATGGATGGCGGTACCCTTGCCAAGTTCGATGCAGACGGCGAATATCTGGATGAAGACATCAACGGCACCTTCGAGGATTTCTCCATGCCGGAAACCTTTGCCCAGCTGACTGGTTTTGCAACCTAATAGCGTATCATTTTGTGAGTAGTGCAAAACCCCTTATATTGAGCCTTTGGCCGATATAAGGGGTTTTGCTTTTTGTTGTGAAGGGAGTTTTACAAATGTCTAAGTTTATCAAGTTTATGAAGGCAAATAAAATTCAGAAGGCCAATGAGATGCACCCCGTCACCGCTTCCCTGTGTGATGAGAACGGCAAGCCCCTTGACTTCGAGTTCCGGCACATCACTTCTGCCGAGAATGAGAACATCCGGGCAGCTTGTACCAAGGATGTTCCGGTTACTGGTAAGCCCGGTATGTACCGGCCCAAGGTCGATACTTCGGCCTATGTGAAAAAGCTGATCTGTGCTTCCATTGTGGCCCCTGATATGCACGATGCTGATCTTCAGGATTCTTACGGCGTGAAGACCCCGGAAGACCTTCTGATGGCAATGGTGGATGACCCCGGCGAGTATCAGAACCTTGCTGCTTATGTGCAGCAGCTTCAGGGCTTCAACGTCAGCTTTGAGGACAAGGTGAACGAGGCAAAAAACTAATTGAAGAAGGGGATTGGGAAAGCAATTATGCTTACTATGCCCTTCTGAAATTACACATTCTTCCTTCCACCTTCGCAGAAATGGACGAGCAAGAAAAAGCTTTCGTGGTTGCCGCAATCAAGGTGAAAGCCGCCAATGATGAAAAGGCAAAAAAGAGAGCCGAAAGTAAGGCAAAACATAAAGGAAGGTGAATGAATGGCAACCATTAAAAGTTCAATCGAACTGTATGACGCTTTCACGGCCCCAATGATGGATATTATTCAGGCTGTAAATATGGGCCTGTCTGCAATGGAAAATTTGCAGCAGGGTATGAACCAGAGCGTTGATACTACTTCGATTGATGGGGCACGGGATGCGCTGAATCAGGCAACGGAAGCGGCACAGGCCCTTGAATCGGCAATGCAGGGAGTGGATATTCCCGAACAGACAAACCCGGTTCAGGTGCCCGTACAGCCGGAAATCCCTGACCCGATTGTGCCACCATCTGACCCCGTGACTGTTCCGGTTCAATGGCAGTCTGAAAACTTTGAATCTTTCTTATCTTCCGGCACAGAGAGATTCCAGCAGGAAATCCAGAGTGCAAACAGCATGATGGACAGTCTGAATCAGAAACAAGCCCAGATAGCAGCAACGGCGGCTTCTACAAGCGTTTTACCCAGTAATGCGGTAACTGACATCAGTAATGTTGGGAGCCGTTTACAGGCCGTGCAGCAGCGTATTCAGCAAATTGAAAACAACCCGCTGAATATCGGCACCGACACGGCGAACGCTGCACTGGAACAGATGCGTGGACAGTTGGCACAGGCTCTTGAAGCACAGAATGACCTGAATGCTGCACTGGATAATATGGATGTTTCCGCTGCAAATACAGCTTATTCGCAATTATCCCAAACTATCGGGAATACTGAACGGTTTATCCGTGACAATGTAAACGAACAAGGGCAGTTTAACCAGAGTATTCAGGAAGGCGTGGCCCAAGCTGACAAGTTAACGGATACTATCAAGGGTGCAGTTACAGCATATATCAGTGTGCAATCCATTGGCAAAGCATTGGATATATCTGACCAGTTGACACTGACCACTTCCCGTTTGGACATGATGAATGATGGAGTTCAGTCTACTGCTGAATTGGTCAATATGGTCTATGCAGCAGCCCAAGACGCAAGGGGTTCATTCAGTCAGATGGCCGATGTTGTTGCCAGATTTGGCAACAACGCAAAGGATGCGTTCAGCAGTTCAGAAGAAGTTGTCGCTTTTGCTGATCTGATTCAGAAGCAAATGACTATTGCAGGAGCAAGCACCCAAGAAGCTGCAAATGCAGAACTGCAATTATCGCAAGCATTGGGGTCTGGTGTTCTTCGTGGTGATGAACTGAACAGCATCTTTGAGCAAGCACCAAACTTAATCCAGAATATTGCAGACTATTTGGATGTCCCTATTGGGCAAATTCGTGAAATGGCAGCTGATGGCGAGTTGTCCGCTGATATTGTTAAAACTGCAATTTTTTCAGCTGCTGACGACATTAACAGTAAGTTTGAATCTATGCCTATGACATGGAGCCAAATTTGGCAATCAATGCAAAATACAGCATTGATTGCGTTTCAGCCGGTTCTTCAAAATTTGAATGATCTAGCTAATAGTGATGTGCTTCAGGCATCTATCCAAAATGCTATTGGGGCAATATCAGCTCTTGCAAACATTCTTCTGGATGTATTTGATTTGGTAGTATCAATCGGTGCTTTTGTAAGTGATAATTGGGGCTGGATCGCCCCGATTGTGTGGGGCATCGTGGCCGCATTTACGGCCTATAACGTGGTTCTGGGCATTTATAACGGGATTCAGGCGGTCAGTAATGGGTTGAAAGCTGCATCCGCTATGGCTGATCAAATCCACGCTGCTGCACTGATGATGGAGAGCGGCGCAACCTTCACGGCAACTGCTGCACAGTACGGTTTTAACGCTGCGCTGTTGGCCTGTCCTGTAACGTGGATTATAGCGGCAGTTCTGGCCCTGATCGTCATTCTGTATGCACTGGTGGGCATCATCAATCAGGTTGCAGGAACTTCTATTTCTGCAACTGGCCTGATTACTGGTGCCGTGGCTGTTGCTGGTGCCTTTATCCTGAATATTGGCATCGGCCTGTATAATAGCTTTGTTGCTGTAATTGCTGCATTCGTCAACTTCTTCATCGGCATCATCGAATGGGTTTTGAACGCTGCAAATGGCGGTTTTAATTCGTTTGGTGATGCGGTTGCAAACCTGATCGGGCAGATTATCAGCTGGTTTCTGTCTTTGGGTCAGATTGTTACCACCATCATTGATGCGATTTTCGGCACAGACTGGACGGCGGGCCTTGAAGGTCTGAAGAACAGCGTGACCCAGTGGGGCAAAAACGAAAACGCAATCACCCTTGATCGGATGGACACAAGTACAGCCGGTTTACAGCGGTTTGATTATGGTGACGCTGCATCCGCTGGTTATGATTTCGGTGTAGGACTGGAAAACAAAGTGGGCAACCTGTTCAACTCCAGCGGCAGCATTCCTTCCATTGAAGATTATGCTGGTCTGATTGCAGACAATGCAAATCTGTCCACCTTGCCGGATATTGCAGACAACACCGGCAAAATCAAAGATACCCTGTCTGATACCGATGAAGATTTGAAATATCTTCGTGATATGGCAGAGATGGAAGTTATCAACCGCTATACCACGGCAGAAATCAAAATCGAACAGAATAACCACAACACCGTGAATAACGGTATGGATTTGGACGGTGTGGTTTCTGCTTTGACGGATGGCCTTATGGAAGCGATTGAAGTTACAGCGGAAGGGGTGCATGACTGATGTATTTTTTCTATCTGGATAAGTGCCTGTTACCGGTTACACCTTCCAAGTTGACAACCAAAATCAATAATGCAAACAAGACCATCACCCTTATAAATGAAGGTCAGGTTAATCTGCTAAAAACGGCAGAACTGACTGACATTGATTTTGAATGCGAGATTCCGCAAGTGAATCATCCGTATGCAATCTATAAGACCGGTTTTTTAGGTGCATCGTTTTTTCTGGGCTACTTTGAAAGGTTGAAAACCAGCAAGCAGCCATTTCAGTTTATTGTGGTCAGGATGCTTCCTTCTGGCCGCATTCTTTTTTCTACCAATATCCGGGTTTCCATGGAAAACTACACCATTACGGAATCCGCAAGTAATGGCTTTGACCTGACTGTGAAAATCAGCTTGAAACAGTATCGGTATTATGGCACCAATACTGTTCAGGTGAAAAATAACATCGGTGCGGCGATTGTTGCAAGCCTGATCGTGAACCGATTAGCTGAACACAGCCCGGCACCGAAACGCAGCCAAAAATATAAGGTCAAGAAGGGCGATACCCTGTATACCATTGCAAAACGCTTTTACGGTGACGGCAGCAAGTACAAAAAAATTCAGAATGCAAATTCGTTTATTACTGACCCGAACGCCTTACGGGTGGGACAGGAATTAACGATTCCGGCAGCTTGAAAGGGGGTGCTTCTTTGAAATATCAGCTGATTATGGGCAGCAGCGAGAAAAAAGGCTTCATTCCCGCTGTTGAAGAAGGCGTAACGCTGACCCTGAAAAGAAGAAGCACCCCCGGCAAGCTGGAATTTAGTTTGATTAAAGATTCCGCATTGAACTTCGTTGAAGGTTCCCCGGTGGGCCTGAAAGTGGACGGGGTGCCCATGTTCAGCGGATTTGTCTTCAAGAAAAAATCTGATAAAGATTCCCTGATGTCTGTAACAGCCTATGATCAATTACGGTATCTGAAAAACAAAGATTCTTACCTGTACAAAGGAAAGACCGCTTCACAGTTCATTCAGATGATCGCAGATGATTTCAAGCTGAAAACCGGCACTATTGAAGACACCGGGTTTGTGATCGCACGGCGCAGAGAGGACAACACAAGTCTGTTTGACATGGTGGAAAATGCCCTTGATTTAACGCTGACCAATGCAAAAAAGATGTTTGTTCTGTATGATGACTACGGCAAACTTGCTTTGAAAAACATTGAAAATATGAAAATTTCCGGCTACATCATTTACAATGAATCGGCTGAAAACTTTGAATATACTTCAAGCATTGATGAACAGACCTATAATCAGATTAAACTTTCCTATGACAACGATGACACCGGCAAGCGTGAAATCTACATCACAAAAGATTCTTCCAACATTCAAAAATGGGGTGTGTTGCAGTATTATGACACACTTACCAAGAAAGAAAACGGAAAGGCGAAAGCGGATGCGCTGCTGAAACTGTATAACCAAGTCACAAAAAAGCTGAAAATCACCGGTACCTTTGGAAATCCCAACGTGCGGCCCGGTTGCCTGATTCCCACGCTACTGGATTTGGGCGATGTGAAACTTCAGAATTATATGATGGTTGAAGAAGTCACCCATCATTTATATTTGGATGAACACAGCATGGATTTGACGCTGGTTGGGGGTGGTTTCATTGCCTGATATGACAGGACTTCTAAAAGGTATAAAATGTGCCGCAAAAGGCGTTGGTGATGCAGAAAAACCGGTTCGGGTGTGTTATGGTACGGTGACTAAAGATTCCCCTTTGGAAATCACCGTTGACCAGAAGACCATCCTTGAAGCAGAAGATTTGATTCTTTGCCGCAACGTCACTGACTATGAATGCGATGTTGAATTTTCGTTGAAAACTGAAAAGTTGCAGCATAATCACACCGGTGTTCATGGCACTACATCCGTTCAAACACTTCAATATGAAGTGAAAAACAAAAAGAAGATGAAGGTTTACAACGCATTGAAAAAAGATGATGTTGTTTTCCTGATTCGAGAGCAAGGGGGACAAAGATTCATCGTGATTGATAGAATCAAGCCCATTCCTAAAGTGAAAGGTGAGTGGGTATAAATGATTCCAGCAGTTTCCACGTTTTTGGAAAATGGCATCACTATTGAAGAACAGCCCACACGCACCTACTATATGAATCTTGACCGGCTTCACGTTCGAGGGTACACCGATGAACAAGAAGCAATGAAACAGGCAATCTTCAAGATTCTTTCCACAGAGCGGTACCAATATCTAATCTATTCATGGAACTACGGTATTGAAACCCTTGATCTGTTTGGTGAGCCTGTTTCTTATGTATGCCCGGAGCTGGAACGGCGTATTACAGAAGCACTTCTGTATGATACGAGAATCCAGAGCGTTAACAATTTTGAATTTCAGTTGCCGAAAAAAGGTGTTGTTTATGTAACCTTCACAGCGCATACGATTTTCGGTGATGTGGAAGCAGAAAGGACGGTGAATATCTGATGTTTGAGAACCAGACCTATGAAAGTATTCTGCAACGGATGCTTGACCGGGTTTCTGATTCGCTGGATAAGCGGGAAGGTTCTGTAATCTGGGACACCCATTCCCCCACGGCACTGGAATTTCAGAACTTGTATCTGGAATTGGAAAATATGCTTCAGGAAGCATACGGCGATACTGCAAGCAGAGAATTTCTTATCAGACGTGCAAAGGAACGAGGTATCACCCCTTACAGCGCAACCAATGCCATTCTGAAGGGCGAGTTCACCCCAAAGGATGCTGACGTTCTGGGCAAGCGTTTCAACCTTCAGGAATTGAATTATGTTGTGACTGAAAAGATTGCGGATGGTACATACCGGGTTGAATGCGAAACGGAAGGTGCAGTTGGTAATCAGTATTTGGGCGGCATGATTCCCATTGAATACATTGACGGTCTTGAAACTGCTGAACTGACGGCAGTTCTGATTCCCGGCGAGGATGCGGAAGAAACGGAAGCATTACGCAAGCGGTATTTTGCATCTTTCACAGATGTTGCTTATGGCGGCAACCGTGCGGACTACATTGCAAAAACAAACGGCATTCATGGCGTTGGTGCTACCAAAGTTACAAGAGTATGGAATAGTGATCTTCAGCCAGCCACGATGATTCCGGGCGTAAAGGTCAAAAGCTGGTATGATTCCACGCTGTCCACCCTTGACCCGGATGTGATGGCATGGCTGAAGACGGTATACACGGCAGCAGCAGAAAAAAAGCTGACTGTGGGCGGCACCGTCAAGCTGACCATATTAAATTCTGACTATTCTAAGGCATCCGGCACGTTGATTCAGACCGTGCAAACAGCCATTGACCCGGAAGAAAATTCCGGTGAAGGCTATGGTTTGGCCCCCATTGGCCATGTGGTCAAGGTGGACACGGCAGCAGAAATCAAAGTGAATGTGAATACATCCATTGTGTTTAATACCGGTTACAGTTGGAGCAATCTGCAAAGCAGCATTGAAAATGCTATTTCTGGGTATCTGCTGGAACTTCGCAAAGAGTGGGCCGACAATGACTATTTGGTGGTGCGTATCAGCCAAATTGAAAGCCGTATTATGGCGATTCAAGGCGTGATTGATATTTTCGACACCAAAATCAACGGCAATGCTGCAAACCTGACCCTGACCCCGTTTGAAATCCCCGTGTTTGGGGGTGCTGGTGCATGACCCGTGATGTGAGCCTTCTGGCATATCTTCCACCGTTCATGCAGGACTTCACCGAAATTGCGGCAACGCTGAACGCTGAAGATCCTGAATTTGTAATTGTGTGGGATAGCGCAGATAGAGTGCTGAAAAACCAGTTCATCGCAACTGCTGATGAATACGGCATTTCAAGGTTTGAAAAAATCCTGAAAATTCTTCCTTCCAAAGAAGATACGCTTGAAAGTAGGCGCAGCCGTGTTCAAAATCGCTGGTTCAACGATATGCCATGTACCTTACGCACTTTAGTTTATCGGTTGACTACGTTATGCGCTGACCATGGGTTTACCCTGACAAAATATTTTACAGACGCTTACACGCTGGAAATTCACACTGATCTTGAATTATTCGGACAGGTGGAAGAATTCGAACGTATAATTGGAAGTGTGATTCCATGTAATCTGGTGGTGAAATCCACAAATTACATTATACTAAATGCAGCAGGGCCTGTAAGTTTGGGCGGAACTATTGTGCAAAACCAGAATTTTGTGGTGAACACTGAGCTGAACACATAGCAGAGTGTGAAAACTAGAATGGTTTACACAAGCGTTATTTCGGAGCATAAAACCATAAATATTTGAAAGGAAAATGACTATGCAAAACTTGATCATCACAAGTTTGGGTGAAGAATTGGTTGCAAAACTGATTGCCGGAACAGCAACGGTGGAATTTACAGAAGTGCAGTCTACCGACTGGGATTATACCGGCATTGACCTGAAAAGCCTAACCGAACTTTCCGATGTCAAACAGGTTGCAAAGGTATCCAGCACAACCCGCACTGATGCTACTATGGTGCAGATTTTGGCCGCAATGGATAACAGTCAGCTGGAAACCGGCTATTACACTAAAGCTATTGGTGTGATTGCTGAAGATGGTGAGGGCAACAAAATTCTGTTTGCCGTCAGCGTCGAGCCGGATAATCCGTCTTATCTTCCCCCGTTTTCCGGCAAGACCGTATCCAGCATTACCTACGCGCTGAACATCAAGGTTGACAACAGTGAGCAAGTCAAAATTGAAGTTGTTCCGGGGGCATACCCTACCATTGAGCAGTTTAACAGTGTTAAGAAACTGATAAACAGTCATGCGCTGGAAGCTGTTACAGATGAACAGGGATGCCACGGACTCCGCTACTTCCATGGAGAGTTTCAGACAAGGGATGCAACGGGTAACTGGGGTACAGCGGTAGACGCATATACCAAGACCCAGACGGATGAACGCATGGCTACCGCTGTGAATACGCACAACACCGCAGCAGATGCCCACTCAGACATTCGAGCGGAAAACACGAAGTTGAGAGCGGAACTTGAACTGATGAAATTGAAATACGATACCAGCGTTTCTAAGAACTCGTTCAGCGCCACATTCAGCAGCCTTGACGGTCTGGCCGTGACAGGTGTGTGGAACGCCGATCTGGCAAGAATTGAATTTTGAGTAAGGAGGTGAATTTTTATGGCAAATGTAAGATTAGGCGCAAAGGCCGTTGGCAGCATCGTCAAAATCAAAGTCAACGGTGCGGCCAAAGATTTCATCATCGTGCATCAGGGCTTGCCCAGCAGCGCCTATGATGCAAGCTGCAACGGCGTTTGGGTGGTAATGAAGGACATCTATACCACGATGAAGTGGGACGGTTCCAACAACGACTACCTGAACTCCGACATGACCGCGTACCTGAATGGTACGTTCATCAGCCTGATCGATGCCGATATTCGCAATGCCATCAAACAGGTCAAAATTCCGTACACCAATTACTCGAACAACAATGTGATGAGCGGTTCTAACGGACTGAGCTGCAAGGTGTTCCTGCTGTCTGGCACGGAAGTCGGTTTCAGCGGCGCAAGCTACATGAACACCGAGGGTGCAAAACTGTCTTACTTCGACAGCGCAAGCAAGCGCGTTGCCTACAACGGCAGCAGCGCTGCCGGATGGTGGCTGCGATCTCCGGGCACCGGCAGCGGCTACGACGTCTGGACTGTCAAGTCTGATGGCTCCTACGACAGCTGGAGCTACGGCAACACCTATGGTGTTCGCCCCGCTTTCGTACTTCCCTCTACACTCGTGGTCTCTGACGACGGCACGGTCAGCACGAACACTGCACCGGCCATCAACGCCAGTTCCACGAATCTGGGGAAGCAGAACGCACCCTTCAACTTCGCGTATACCGTCACCGATGCAGACGGTGACACCCTGACCGTTACCGAAAAACTGGACGGCAAGACCACTGCCACCCGCACCGGCATTGCAAGCGGTACTGCGCTGACCTTTGGGCAGGGCAGTACCGCAGAAAATTTCCAGCGCATCCTGAATGGCTCCCATACCATTCAGATCACCGCGAACGATGGCAAGGAGAGCACCAGCCTGAACGCCACGTTCACCAAGAGCGTTACCAGCGCAAGTGTGACCCTGACCACCCCGCTGGCCGTGGATGGTGACATCACTGTTGCTGTCCTTCAGGTGACTGGAAGCATCCCGGACGATGCCGTGTTTAAGGCAGAAGTGACCAACAACGCCAATGACCCGTCCCCGGTCTGGCAGGATGTCACGACCGAGGTGCAGAAGGGCACGAACATTGTGTTCAGCAACAGCACCGCCACCAATGGTGCGGCGTTCAACTTCCGCATTTCCGTCAGCCGTGGTGCATCCGGCACCGGCGGCTACATCGAAGCCGTCACCGGCGCGTTCCAGTAAGGAGGGAAAGCACTATGATTCAGTGGAAGAAACACGATCTGCCCACCCGGCAGGAGAAGGAAGCCGCAGCCAAGAAGCAGGCCGAGAAAGATGGCCTGCCTGACCGCGTGGCCGAGGTCGAGGACGCAATGTGCGAACAGGACGCGGCCAACGAGGAGCGTTTGGCCGCCATCGAAACCGCGCTGTGCGAGCTGGACGCAGCGCTGAACAAGGAATAAGGAGGTATCACCATGAACATTATCTGGGCAAACCGCCTGATTGCAGGCACTAAGACTTGGGCAGAGATGCCCGCATCCCGCCGCGTTGCCGTCAAGAAAGTTCTGGCCAAGCGCGTGGCAGAGGGCGAAATCACCGCAGACCAGTACAAGGACATCACGGGCGAAGACTATACTGCAAATACCTGATTGCCTAATTTTATTAAAAGCAATACGAAAACCCATCACAGGGCTATTCCTGACGGTCTGGTGATGGGTTTGTTTATTGCTTGATTTTGAGAAAGGACAGAATCACATGAAAAATACTATTTGTGCCGTGATCGGCGTTGTGGGCAGCACCATTGCTGCATTGTTTGGGGGTTGGGATGCGGCTTTGGCTACACTCGTTTTGTTCATGGGCATTGACTACATCACTGGTATCATGGTTGCAGCAGTCTTCCATAAGTCGCCCAAAAGTCAGACCGGTGCGCTGGAAAGCCGTGCAGGGTGGAAAGGTCTGTGTCGGAAGGGTGTGACGCTGCTGATCGTACTGGTTGCGTGCCGCCTTGATACCGTAATGGGTAGCACGTTCATTCGTGATGCGGTTGTAATCGCCTTCATTGTCAATGAAACTATTTCCATTGTGGAGAATGCCGGGTTGATGGGGGTTCCCATTCCGGCAGCTATCACGAAAGCAATCGACATTCTGAAGCAGAAGGCAGAAGAGGAAAGACAGGAAGAAGGCTGATTTTATGTCAAACCTGATTACCTTCAAGCCGGGGGATAAAACCCCCATCACTAAAAATTTCAAGCGATATGAGTTCCAATGCCCTTGCGGGTGTACATATCAGCAGGTGGATGAATTGCTGGTGCAAAAGCTGGAAATCATTCGCACGGGGTATAACACTCCGCTGAAAATTACTTCCGGTTACAGGTGCATGAAGCACAATGCAGATGTGGGCGGGGGCAAGGCAAGCAAACACTTATATGGTATTGCTGCCGATGTGAAAGACCCCACCGGCAAGCTGAACCCCGTGCAGCTGGCAATCATGGCAAGTGGCCTGTTTGGTGGTGTCGGTGTGTACTGGTACGGTTCAACCGCCTTCATCCATGTGGACGTGCGCAACGGTCATGCAACATGGCTTTGCACCCAGAAGGGCGTGTATAACTACACATCCAGTCAGGCGTTCATCATGCCCACGGTGCGCAGGGGCAGTGCGAATGCCACAGCAAAGGCAGCAAACAAAATGCTTCAGCGGCTTCTGGGTCTGCCGGTTGATGGTATCTTTGGGGCCAATACGGAAGCAGCGGTCAGGGCAGCACAGAAGACCCACAGTCTGACCGTTGACGGTGTGGTTGGGCCTAAAACGTGGAAAGCCCTTGCGGGCGTACAGTGAAGAAAGGATGATCACTATGAAGAATCTGGTTAGTATCGAATGGTGGGCAGCGGCGGGCATTCGTGCCGCAAAGACCGCTGTGCAGACTGGTTTCGCAATGGCTGCAACACAGGCAGCAGCGGGAACCCTGAATGCGCAGCTGATTGCAGAAACGGCCCTGATTGCGGGCGTTGCTTCGCTGGGCACATCCCTTGCCGGTCTGCCGGAACTGGAAAAGCAGAATCAGGGCTAAGACTGCCGACAATTTGCCGACATTGGAAACCGCCGGGCTGCTTCTGACAGCGTTTTGAAGATTGAAACACTTCAAAATTTAACGAATTACCGCTTGACAAAACCGCATAAAGCGGCTAAAATTAAACACTGTATTATATCAGCATGTCCAGTCTGGAAGAGGAAAAGCGGCTCAACAGCATCCAG